ATCAGCCAAAGCGTAAGAAAAGCTACTGCGCTCGCAGTGGTGGGATCAAAGGTAAGACCAATAAACTATCTGCTAACTACTGGAGCCGCAAGGCTTGGAAGTGCTAATCAATAACCAAAGAATACATTGTCACGCTACACTACATACGGATCTAATGATGACCCTATCCAAGAAGACCTGGACGTAGGGTTTATTGGTTTTAATTCCTACGCTAGACCCGACCAGCTTCCAGCTGGTATGCTTGCTAACAGCTCTAATGGTAGACTGGGTAAGAATGGAGAGTGGCAGGTTAGACCAGGGATTGATTTAGTTAAAGCTCCATTTGCTAGTGGTGACGATGTTCTTCGACTTCCAACTATTTCCGAATTGGAAACAGTTCCTCCAGTTGTTGGCTTACTGCCAACTACTATTCGGTCAGCCTCCTTGGTTAGTAATGAAGTCCTGATTGTTATTGATGACCCAGCCGTAGAGCCTGGTCACGTATTTGTTGCAGGTGACGAAATTTACGTAGAGAACCTAGTAAGTACTACAACGGACCCCAATGGTCTGCATACGCTTACGGCTGTTACAGACAACGGAGACACAAATACCCTTACGTACGCTTTAACGGGTGCTGACGAGACTTACAGCACTCCCCTTAACTTACCCTTTGCTTTGGACGACGGAGGCTCTGAGCCGCAGCTGACGGTGCTTACTGCATCTTCTGTAATTGGATACAATATGATCCTGGACCAGAGTGCCGTTTCACAGGTGTACACAAGTGCAACCTTTAGTGATCCGAATCAAAATAACAATCAGTTTATTGTACTGGCCTCTAATGCAAGCGCAGTAGCTACGGACCTCCAGAATACGTCTACTAGCATTACGATGGCTTACCCCCTCGGGGAAAACGTACCGCCTGTCAGCAGTATGCTACAGGCCTTTAACAGGCTGTTCATCTTTCGAGACGGGCAGACTGCACTAGAAAATGACAAGTTCTTTAGCCCTATTGCTATTGCGTCAGCAAGTACACCAGCTGCTTCTAATGTAGTTACAGTTAATACCTCGGCTGACCACGGGCTAGTTATCGGGGACGCAATTACAATTGCTGGACTTACTGGATTTCCTACAGGGGAAGATCCAAATGGAGGCTGGGTGATTAACACTGTACCTAGCAGTACTTCCTTTACCTATGACCTGCCAGCAGCCTACCAGGCTGCCGCTACCTATACAGTGGACGCTACCTCTACTATATCGCCAGGGTTTAAACTGGTTGCCAGTGGAGAATACGAACAGCCGAAACAGCTATCCCCTATTAAAGTTTTAATTGAAAACGGAAAGGCAACGGCGGATTTTCCTTCTTTAGCCGCTATGAATGGAATTGCAGTGGGAGACGTAATTGAAATTGAAGACGCTGGCGGATCTACATTTACGGTAGGAACAGATTACGTAATATCTTCTGTAGACAAAACTTTATTTGAACTTGAGTTCTATGTTCAAGAAGCAGATAACATTCCTGGTGGTGCTAGTGGTGTTATTTTTCAACAGCACGTATCGATAGGTCTTGGCTTTACTCATATGCCTGCACCTGAATACGCAGCATATCACCAGCGTAGGCTGGTAATGCCCTTTAAGTACAGCGTAGACGACGCAGAAAATTCCTTTACTTATCGTGCTATTTTGGACGAGGTTATTGTTTCTGATATCTTGGACTCTGACACCTATGACCAGGTTTATGCGCAGTACCGATTTAATGCAGGTACAGCGGACTTTAATGTAGGGCTGCACTCCTTCTCAGATGACAAACTTCTGGTGTTTAATCGCAACAGTATTCACCTAGTCAGCGGAGCAGGACTAGATGCAACGGCGCAGTTAATTACCAATGAAGTAGGTTGCGTTGCACGCAACAGCATTATCCAGGTAGGCAACAATGTACTATTCCTGTCTGACAATGGAGTATACGGTGCTAACTTCCAGGACCTGTACAACCTGCGTGGCAACGAAGTGCCACTGAGTTCACCGATTGATCCCGTGATTAAGCGTATTAACCGTGCAGTATGGGACAAGAGCGTAGGGGTGTACTTCGATAACAGATATTATCTAGCAGTCCCCCTTGACGGAAGTCAGGTCAATAATGCTATTTTGATATTTAACTTTATCAATAAGCAGTGGGAAAGCATTGACACTACAGAAGACGTAAACTGGAACATCGCTAACTTAATTGTAGCAGGTAAGAAGGCTGACCGTGCAGTATATGCAGTGAACACACTTGGCGGTTTGCACAAGCTAGATGCCCGTGTAGACGCAGTAGACCTGCTTGCTACTGAAATCCCCGTCGAAGGGCAGGAGAAAACCGTAGCTTACGATATACCTGCTTCTGTGACCACAAGGCAGTTTACCTTGGGCACTATTGACCGCAAGCGTTGGAACAACTTTGAGTTGCACGTGCAGTCATCCCCTGATAATGCCTCTGACTTAAGCATTAGCGCAGAGTTTGAAAACATTGACAGCACCGTAGATCTTGGTACATTGAATTCATTGAATTCAAATACAAATCTAGCACCTGACGAGGATGTATCAGTCCGTGGTAGAATAGGTAACCGCCGAGCATACGGAATGCAAGTAACCCTTAGCAATACAGTTGGCCGACCTCGCTTCCGAGCGATCAAAGTCGCTGGAACAGAAGCATTTAGATCAACAAATAAAGCAATATAAGATATGGCTACAATTACAATTACTCCTGGTAACTCATTTAACCCTACTGAAACGGTAACATCTACTAAGCTCAATGACCTTGGCTCGCCTACGGCGGCCTTGACTGCTGCCTCTATTGGCACTGCTGACATTGCAGATTCTAATGTAACCTTTGCCAAGCTGACCGATGTCATTGACGACGACACAATGGCGACGGCGACTGATAGTACTCTGGCTACGTCCGAAAGTATTAAGGCTTATGTTGACGGAACCGTTTCTACATCCGAAGATGGATATATGAAACTTCCCAGTGGAGTAATTATGCAGTGGGGAACATTGACACCTTCCGCTCAACTTACAGATGTAACTCTACCCATTGTGTTTCCTAATGCTTGCTTAAATGTTCAGGCCTCTATTGGAGCGGACTTCGTAGATTCAAACTACGATGACAATAGTTTAATTTGGGGAGCGTTTCCGAAGTCGGGTGATCTTTCTAAAATCGTAATAATGTCCAATATTAGAGTGAGTAATACTGCTATCAGATATTACAAAATGTTCTGGCAAGCAATCGGATACTAATGAACCCCCTCCTACAATCAGCTTAACAATTTAAATTATGCCCATTATAAATAAAGGAACAGCGTTCTCCAACGGAGAACAACTTACGGCGGACAAGCTTAACGACTTAGTTGATCTAGCTACCTTTGATCAGTCAGCGACTGACAGTACCTCTACTACAGTGAATACCTCTGGTCAGATTGTAGTGAAAGACAGTGGTGTTAGCACAGCTAAGATTGCAGCGGGTGCTGTAACTCCAGCCAAGTTGAGTACTGGCGCTCCGAGTTGGGATGCGAGCAGTCACCTAATAGTTTCTGGAAATGTTACAAATAACAACGACGTGGGCAATACAGTTATATATGGTGGGACGCAAGGCAACGGAGCACACTTTGAATTGTATAGTGGTTCTCACGCTACTAATGCTAATAGCACGTTCTATGATGCAGACCTTCACGTTTTCCGAAAGCAAGACGGCACTGAACGGGTGCGGATTGATGACGTTGGAAGGGTTTTGGCGGGAACGACGGTCTCCCCTACCTCTATTAACAGTTCCATTTTTTGCACTGGCCGTATAGGGTCCTTAGATACCTATGATCAAACCTCAGCTTCTTCTGCCAATCTGATTATTACTAGCACTGGTTTATTTCAAAGGTCAACCTCTTCGGCTCGCTACAAAGAAAACGTGCAAGATTACGAGAAGGGCATTGACGCAGTTAAGTCTCTACGCCCCGTAACCTATGAGTCAATAAACGAAGATGACGATAGTACCTATGCTGGTTTTATTGCTGAAGAAGTAAACGAAGCGGGACTTCCTGAATTTGTAGATTACAATACAGAGGGACAGCCTGATGCCTTGCACTATGCAAATATGACCGCACTATTAACCAAAGCCCTTCAAGAGGCAATTTCACGGATTGAAATACTAGAAGCTAAATGAACCCCCTCCTTCAGTCAGTACAACTAGCGTTGCAAAACGCTACGCAAAAAGAAGCCATTGTCTACATCGACAAGGTAGTGGACTTCTGTATTGAAAAAGAAAACGGTAAGGTACTGGACGGGTGGCCCCGTGACTTGATACAACTCCTTGTGGCGTATCATATGGCTAAGGATACTATTACTACAGAGCAGGACGCAGAGGGTAATATCCTAGGTGTCCTGATGTGGTATAATTGCGACGAGGATGACGACTGGTTCTTTGTTCAGAACTGGGAGTCGGACAAGGAAGACGGCAATGCAATCTTTATGGCCTTCCTATTTGCGGAGGATAATCAATCTTTTAAGAAACTTACACATAACTTCATCATCAAATGCCCTGAGGTTATGCAGAAGAAATTACTGGGCATACGATACAGACAAGGTGCTCCCACTAAAGTGGTATACAGCACTGCATTATTCAACAAAATCTTAGGAATATAATATTATGGGAGGCGGAAAAGGAGGATCAAAAGCACCACCACCAATTGACCCTGGAAAGTCAATGGGTGAATACTTATTCGGTAAAAGCTTTAGCGGCTCTTTCCAAGGAATCACGGATCCTCGATTGCAGCAGCGATTGATCGGTTCTGAACGGAAGTACCGTCCGCAGTACACAGCCCTAGAGCTGGCTGACATCGGCGTAATGGCCCGTGGAATTAAAGGTGGTACAGCTAACCCTGAGTACGCACGTCTGCAAGCAGAGCTTGCTGGCCTAAGAGCTGGCGCAGAGTATAGCTCGATGGGTTCTGCGGAAAGAAACGCAGCACTAGAGGAAGCCGCTCAAAAACTTTTCCCTGATGTAAAGGCTAAAAAGGGAAAAAATAAAGGCAGAGCAAGAGGGGGGATGTTTAACATTTTTGGATCACTCAAAGATGAAGATAACTCCGCTAAACGTGAAGCGTACATTAAAGCCGCAGGTGGTGGTGGAGACACCGCAGGCCGCATTGCACAGATTGAGGCACAACTTGAAGGTATGTCTCCGACCCTTGGGGCAACTCCTGGCTTGTTTGACCTCCTTGAAGAGCAGTCAACCCGTGCAGGTGCATTGCAACGTGAGCAGCTAGGGCTACAACGTAAGTCCGATGTCGCTGCACTAAAGAAGTTTGCCCCCCAGGTAGTCGAAGCTTATCGTGCTGCTGACCCTTACAGTACAGGACTTGCTGACGAAGCTACAGCCCAAGCAATGGATCCACGCTTAAGGAATAAGGGCAAGAGTCTTATTAACTCCAAGGTTAAAGCCGCTAGTGCAGCAGAACGAAAGCTCAATAAAGTCGGTATGTCTTTGTCCGACTTGAATCCTACTGAGCAAGAAGCCATACTATCTGGACGTGGAATGGAGTTCGCTGCATCCACTGGAGAGCTTACTGAACTTGAGCAGCGCAGAGCGCAGCAGTCCTCACGGGAAGCCTCTGTTGCTCGTGGTCGAGGAATGGATCAAAGTGCTGTGTATGGTGAAATGGAAGCTCGTATGGCCGAGGAGTTGAACAAGCAGGAGCGTGAAATTGCGCTTGGTTCAAGTTTATTAGGACAACAAGCTAATATGCGCTCAAGTAGATTAGGGCAAGGCGCAGGTATTCTTACGCAAGCTGAAGCACTTGCAGCGCAAAGACGAGCTGAACAATTGCAGCGCATACAACTAGGCTCAGGCTTAACCAGGCAGGCTGACCAGCAATTGCAATCAGCATTTGGTATGAACCGTCAGATAGCAGGTGACGTAGGTATGGCGATCTTGGGTCGCCCCTCTTCTGCTATTGGCCTTGGTGGCCAAATGCTAGGACAGGCACAGCAAGGCGCAGCAGGACCTATGGGGCCTCAGTTGTTCGATCCTAATGTAGGTATCAATATGGCATTGCAACAGCGAGGTCAGGACGTTACGTTCCAAGGAATGCAGGCTCAGGCTAAGGCAGCTGGGCAGGCTGGAGTGATGGGTGCAGTTG